TTTAATATACGAATTTAATTTAAAAAAAAAATATATTCGTATATTAAATAAAAATGTCTGGAGCTGTAGCTGCTCATGCTTCGTATAACGGAAGTGGGACCCAGGGTCTTGCTGTTACCAATAAAATCGCCGCCAGTGACAGTGATGTAATGTCCGTATTCTGGAATAAGAACGACACAACAAAGCAGCTTCTATACGGTTCGTCTGTTATGGAGATCCCGACTAGCGGGGTGTCGGGTACTACTAGCTGGGGAGGAAATCAGATTTTCACCGTTAATAATGATATTGATGCACTAGGCGATCTCTATTTAGAAGTCGGTGTTAAAACCGATGCCATGCCCTCCCCGCCCGGTAAAATGGGTAACACAGATGGCAATTATGATGGCTCTGGCGGGTTCGTGTCGTCGGCCGATTCCATAAGATTTAATAACTTTGGTTTAGCACAAATCGTAGACCGTGTGGAGTTTCAGATTGGTACCCAAATTTGGCAGACTCTTGAACATGACGATATTCTTGCTTGCAATTGCACCGAGTTGGGGGAGGGCGCGTTTAAGAAATTTGGCAAGGCTGCCAATGGATTTTACCAGAGCATCGGCGCCGACCTCTCGCCGTTTAAGGGGGCGATGGAATTTGCAACGGACTCGAATGGCATTGCCCATACTCGCAGACCCAATAAGCTTAATGTAGATGGAAATGCCGCCGACTACATGCTCGCCGACGCCGCCACTATCGCTGCTCCCGGCCAAGGCAATTTATCCCTTGGCATGCCTCTGGGTGCGTTCCGCGCAGCGGGCGATGTACTAACCAAGGCTTCCCATATTATATCCAGTGGAGCAAAGCTTACGGCGCCCGGCGAGGTAAGAAGCATGTACCTTCGTCTACCTTTACTCACTAAGACTATGGCCCCAGAACTCCAGGGGTTCACCGAGAATTGCGAGGGTGGTTATCTTATGGCGGCGGCCCCGCATCAGTCTGTTAAGATTAAGGTTTACTTCACGGACGATTTGTCGAAGGTATTCTCTAGTACTCATGATTCGGTTGTACCCACAACTCAGCAGGTTTCTATTCAGCCAGGTAAGTTATATGGTCGCTGCATGATTATGTGTAACGAGGAGCGCGAGACTATGAAAACTCAGCCATCTGGTATTCCTAAGCGTCTCAAGATGACCCAGAACGTAAACAAGAGCAGCTCGTCTGGTCTAGAGCAGAACTATAGCCTCGATCTTGACCATTTCTCTCTATATGCTTCGCATTTTATTATAACAGTAACAGGTGATCCTGGGTGTGGTTTAGATACTGTAGAGCTCAAGCTCAATTCTGCGTCCTTCGCGGGAACAATTGACGCTCAGCTTCTAGACGGAAACACTGCCTCAACAATGGGTCTAGTATCGAATTCTCTAGATAACCCAGTTGACAATAACGTAAGAGATGTGGATCAGTCTAATAAGGCTCTCTATGTTCTCCCACTTGCGTCTAAGGCTTATGGTGGTTCGGCTGTACCCCTTAATCGTTTCGATAACATCAGACTTGTATTGAACTTCTCCAAGGATGCGGTTGTACGCACGGTTAACATAACATGTGTTGGTGAGACAACCTCCCTGTTCAAGGGGGGTGCCGCGTCGCTCGCCATGTACTAAATTAGATACATTTAATAAACGCCCAGTCTAGTTCTTTACATATAAGCGTCCATATCTTTTCCTGTTCAAATAATTTCTCCCTACTTTTAAGAAGAGGGAAATAAATCAAATATTCTCTTTTATCTAATAGCTCAAAAAATTTATATAACGTGTAAGAATAGCTTAAAAAATTTTTTCTTTCCTTCGGGCAGTGTTTTGCGAAAGGATCTTGTATTTTGTTAAACATATCAAGTAATTTGTCTTGTAATTCCTGTGAAATAATCAACTGTTTATTTCCCGTTATTCGATGAATTATATTAGGGATATGTTCATAATACTTGTTTAATTTTAATTTTTTAAGAAATTCTTTTATTTTATAATACGTTATTGAATTTTTATCGGTTAATCGTTCTTTTTTGATTTCTGCTATAATTAAACATATAACATCCTCTGGTATATGAGTACCCTCCCTTCCTTGTATCTGTGTTATCCATTCTTTGAAATGATTAGTTCTCTTGTAACTATAAGGCTTTACAAATTCATGAGTTTCAGAGACATTCCATTCAGGTGTTGAAGATACTGAATTTACATCTGTTAGACCACAATCGTAACATATATTTACCCCGGAAGCCGTGTCTTGGAATGTATTACTTCCGCAGTTTTTACATATAAATTGATATGAGTATTCTATATGATTATTTTCTTTAGGGAAACATTTTTTCATATACATTTTATAATTATTCTCGTGTTTTTTTTCTAGATCAACCGTCACATATTTAAAAATTCCGTCGTCTTTTTTGTCGCCACCCTCTGTAAATTCAAGACAGTCTATGTTTTTAACAAATTCTATTGAATTAAATAAATAGTCTGTTAAATGTTCACATGATTTCACCGCTCTTATTTTTTCGGTTAGATCACGGATCTTATCGTTTAATTCTGATATATTATTAATGTTATTATTCGGTGCGTTAGAATCTCTCATTTTGGTAAGTAAAGATAGTTCTTTATTGTATTTAGATAAATTATTATATTCATTATCTAATTCTTGTATAGTTTCTTCGTGTTTAGCGGATATAGACATTCTAGAGTCGCTATGTGCGTTTTTTTTAGAAAGTCTAAACGCAACCATAATATATATTAACATAAATGAATTATTCTTTTAAACAATTTAAAAATATAAAACAGTTATTTTATATTAAATGTTAATTAAATTTAATTCACTTCTAACATGTAAAAAACTTAAAGTATTATGTAAGATAAATGGAATTAAATTTGTAAGTAAGTGTAATAAATATCAAATTATAAATAAATTAAACAGTCATAAAACTGCTACATACATCCAGAGGAGATTTAGAAAAGGCTTAATGAAAAACGATTCATGCCCAATTTCCCATGAAAAGATTGCATATCCATTTATATCAATTAAGTTAGGGACATTCTTTTTTTATTATGATTTTGTAACATTTATAAAATACTTAAATAAATGTAGAGATTTTCGAGATCCATGTACTCGCGCAAATATAACAGATAAAAAATTAAATGAAATAAATGAACTAATATTATACTATCATGGTCAGAATACTAGAAAAACGATAATATCTCCAACTATGCTAAAAAATATAGAATTAAGTATAATAACATTCTGTGTATACGACATAGTAACAGAATTGAATAACATGGTAGATTTAAATATGGATGAGTTATATAGTAATATTCTTCCAAGAATTATTTATTACATTAGGTTTTTACTAAAAAAACATAGTAGAACAGATTGTAATATGATTATATCTTCGTGTATCAATGGCATCAAGAATAATAATAACAATACACGCATTATAATAAACTACTTAAAAAATTTTATAAGTGTATAATATTGCAAAAAAATACACATATAAAGGGAGTATGATATAAAGAGATATAAACGATGTGCAATATATGCAACCCAAAAGACAAATACGATGGGTGTATATGTCATCCAATGTTTAAAACATTTTCCGACGAATACGATGAATTACATAGTGTAGATCAATGTGGGACGATTAATATTATTAAGTGCTGGACTATATCTACAATGACTATATGTTGTAGTTTTAATTCTGTAATAAATTTACAATTATACAGGGATTTTTATCTAAACCACCCCGAGAAAAAAATATTTTACAATTGTATTAATTCATATATGACAGTAAAATATCAAAATAAAAAAAAAATATCTATAAAAATTTTTAAAAATGGGAATATTCAGTTCGCGGGGGTATTAAATGTTATGTCAGCGGCCTACGCAGCGAGAAAGTTAATGAGGAGATTAAAATACATTTCAGCGTTTTTAATACCAGAGGAGGCCTCGATAACAAAACTTAGAATATGCATGATTAATTCAGACTTTAAAATATCAAAAAATATAAAACAAAAAATATTATGTTCTTATTTGGATTCCAATCCAGGAGGTTATATAAAAAGATATTCTTATAATCCAAGCAAATATCCAGGTATAAATTTAAAAGTGGAAGACGAGAATTCGGGTTCTAAATTGACTGCGGCTATTTTTAGACCGGGTAGTATTATATTAACTGGCGGCAATGATATAAAATTATACAGAGAGGCATTTACATTTTTACTTCAAATACTGGAAAATAATAATGACATCTTATATTAACAAATTATATTATGTTAACTATGCCACAAATAAATAATATAATAGATGTTTCTATAAAAAACGATAAGAATACTAAAGGAATTTATACAATGATTAATCAGTTTTTTGATACAAATAATATTTTTGAAAAGGAAAGTATAATACTAACACTTATATACCTGAAAAGATATAAAAAGAATACTAACAATATTAATAAAAATAATATAAAAGATTTAATAGAAACATGTTTAATTTTATCTAATAAGTTTATATGTGACTTTCAAATTTCAGGTTCTGGACCTCTTGAAAATCATGTTTTAGATAAAATTAACTGGAATTTATACGTATATAATGACGAATATGAAAATGTAAAAAAACTTACTATGTTAAATTCTGAATGTATTCTAAGTTATTAATCCTGGTCCTGTAGGTCAGGAACATCCTCTGTTATATCCTCTAGATCCGGGAGTTTATCGTTTTCTTTATCTAAAAACATTTTTTCAGCATGTCCAATACCAACTGGGGTTCCCCAGTTAGGATCTTTATCTTCCTCCGTGTTTTTATTTCTTAACATTTCCATAGTATCATTCACCGTATCCATGTATTTTTTGGTTTCTCCAACCACCGCGTCTAATGTATTATTTTTCTTACTAATCTCGACGATATCGTCGTTTAGAGTCTGTAATTTTTTATAAACCATGTACAAAAAATATGACCCAACAATAAGTATACATATAATAATTGCTATATATATAATCGACATATTAATGGCGGGCTTAACTGCATCGGTTGCAATTTGAGGTACGTCTTTCGGCATTTTAATACTATTACAATAATATAATTGTATAATATTAACGTACATTAAATTTATTCGGGATCTTCTTCGTTATTATCGTCGCTTACGACGTCAATACCTTTAAAGAACATTGTTCTTTTTAAGATAATTCCAGAACCCCTGGGATATTCTTTGCTCCCCTGTTGAAGAACTTTAATTCCATTGTTAGTGAAAATACCTCCATAATAATCCTTGGTAAACTGCTCCTTTGCCAAATTATTTTCTCTAATGTGTTCATTAAATTCCTGACAGAATACCTTTGCCGGGACATAGAATTTATCTCCGTATGTAATCTTACCAGACTTGAGAAAATTCTGAAGAGCGTTAGTTGTCTGTTCCATATCTTCCTTGTTTTCATGGAAATATCTTGGTAGGATATCCCAAATTCCTTTGACACCGTGTTCTCGAACAGCAGAATAATATGCAGAAATGCACAATTTCATAATAGCCGGCATCTCTTTGGCAAGTTTTTTATCAATTGCCGTGTCTGTTTTTACAACCTTTTTCCAGAAATTAACTACAACAGTTCTTCTAGATACACTTTCCGAATTGTTTTTATACCTCATAATCTTATTTCCACCCATTGTCATATGAAGGGTCCAATCGATTGTTTCATCATTTTTATACTTCTCCGAATAAGTATTTCTGCCACCCTCTACCAGAAGCTGCCAATCTGTCTGTTCCATTTTGAAATTTTCAGAAATCTCAGGTGCTAGAACCATAAATTTATTTACATGTGGTTTAATACCGAACTTGGTATCGATATTATTAGAAATAATACCTACATCCTCCTCATCATACCACTTCTGAAGAATTTTCATAAGAACGGTACTTTTCCCGGTCCCCGCCTGTCCGAGCAGATACAATAGACACTGCCAATTATCCTGATCCCCTATCTTAAAACACTTCCTGCCCATAAATACGCATAGCCATTTCTGAACATCCTCCGGGAGTTCCTGATAATCTAGTAGACTTTTAAATGTCGGGCAATATTCAATGATTTTAAACCAGTCGTCCAGGTGTTCATAATTATTAAACACTTGATCATGATATTTAGCGGCAACTGAAAAATTGGTTATATATGGGTGTTTTTCTCCATATGGCACAAATACATCCGTATAATAAGGAGTATCCCCGTCATCCGCTGTATTATACTTTGTGATATAATTACCATTCTTAAATGCAAACAAGTGGCGATCCTTCTTTAGTTCTGGAAGTTCTGGTCCCATAAACTCACTGAAGTATTTTTCAGCAGAATTAATATTACCAGCGTTAGATGTTGCATTTTTCCACTGATTAAAATTCAACTTATGATCACTTCTCTGGTACAGATACTCTTTAAGGGTACAGTGTTTCTTCCATGCATGAGTGTTATTGCCATTCTTTAGAAAAGGCCTATATAGATTTCCTCCGAATTTTGAAAACCCGTCCTCTGAAAACTGTTCAATCATATACAAAAGAAGACATTGGTATGGAGTTTTTTTAGATTCATCTGTAAATCTACTATATTTAGAAATAATATCAGGGTCTTCGTTACACAACGAATCGTGATTAGGGTCTGTAGTCTTGTGTAGTAAATATACATCGCGGATTAACCTCTCGCCGTAAAATATAACTTCGTATATTGTATTCCATCTCACTGCATAATCTTCATATTCCGGGATAAGTCTTTTAAATTTTGTATGAACTAATGTTGTTTCGTAAATAGCTTTTTGCAATTCAAGCTTAAGAATACCGATATCTATGTTTTCTAGACTGTTAAGATTTAGAGAGTCATAACATCCACTGATTATATCTCCCATATTTGTAGACTTAATGGTCCATTTGTTGTTTAATGCTTCAAAATAATTCAAGATGTCATCTTTATCCGCATTTTTAATTTTATCCTTGACGTCATTATTCCAGACGCGATTTGTTTCAAATATAGACATCGGTTATTATAACCTTATATAATATATTTTTTTAAGTAAATTTTTCATTAAATATATTAATTGATAATTATACACGTTAAAACCCGTGAAAAATAAATATTTATATATATAATAATGAAGACAGGGCTTCTTTTAAAAGCAAACGGCGAAATATCTGAATTTAAATTTAAAACCGTTAAAGATTCATTTAAACTAGAATGGTTTCAATTGTATAATTATTATAATACCTATGACAATTATATAATATTATATAACAAAGATCTAAATATAGATGCAAATGTGAGCGTACTCCCGTTTACTCAAGATAAATTTTACGGGGACATTTTACTTATTAAAATAGATGAAAATTCGTTCGTTGTTAACTTTACAATAGAATCTTATATGAAAATTATTTTAAAAATAAATATAGAAGAAAACGAGCTGTATTATAGTTCAGACCCGGATGAATTGATAGAAGACTCTGCTTTATTTTGCTTTTAGAGTTTTTACATTAGTAACTTCTCGTCCCTCTACATATACATAATTATGTAGATATTTAGCTTTATCGTCAACCGACATATCTTTTACTTTATCTTGTTCTTCTGAGAAGAATTTATACATTCTATCATAAACGTCGGCTTTTGAGATAGTCTTAGTACTCTTAGACTCCTTCATTTCATAAGACGCATTATCGGTATTACACATATCTAGCCTATTTGAATCCATGAAGTTAAGTACATCTTCCTTTTTAGTAAGCTTAATCTTAGTAAGCTCCTTTATTTTATCCTGATATGGCTTTATTTTACTTTTAAGGTCATGGATTTGTTTTTCTATATTGCTAAATTCTGTAACGTCATTTTTAAAAAATTGAATCTCCTCGTCGGTTACCGCCAGCATTAAAATTATTAAACTTTTATATCCTATTCTCTTAAATTGTTTATTTTTTCAGATCCCGACTTATTAAATGAAGTTGAAATATTACTACCAGAAAAAGAAGCAATAACATGATACAATAAATTTTAATAGGGAGTATTACAACATCGAGTGTTTTTTTAAGCTCTTCTCGGGTATCTTTATCTAAAATAGATGATATCATTTATAAACTGTTAATATAATATTTTTAATCACTGAACGCCTCGTCGTCGCAATTATTATCGTCTTCACATGAGTCATAAAGTTCTACATCAAATGTAGTATCTTTCACAGATTCGGTTTCAGAATCATTGCTTTCTTCATCCGATTTATATTGTCCCGTGTAAAAATTTGTAGATTCCACAGTTTCTTCAGTTGCAAATTTCCTTAATCCTGTTGTAATTTTAGATGTATATAATTTTCTATGTTTTTGAATATTATCCGGTGGAAACTTTAGGCGATTTATAAGTTCATCTAAAGTTTCTGTTTGTTCGAAGAATGGTTTATAATTTAATTTTCGTAGGTTGTAATTTATCATTTCATAATATTTACTCTTATTTAGAATAGGACTAATAGAAGAAATATTGCATAAATGTATATTCCATGTTATATTTTTACGATAAGCTTCGTCTGATGTATCTTTGTTTAGAATAATCTCTGGTTTAAATCGGATTATTACATTTTTTTTACAATAAACATCTGTAGATATAATTTCTTTATTGTAAAAATCGCATTTCTTTTTCTTTTTACCATCCGCCGGTAATATATTGCATTTAGTAATTCGGACTTTTTGAAATTTTCCGCGGGTTTTTTCTACCATTAGATATGAAAATCCCATTAAATTGCAATTGCAATCCATTATTATTATAATCAAATATATCTTTATGTGATTATAATAATAATGTAATTATGTAATAATGTAATTATGTATTTATGTATTTATGTATTTATGTAATAATGTAATTATGTAATAATGTAATTATGTATTTATGTATTTATGTATTTATGTAATAATGTAATTATGTGATTATGTCTATAATGAGAGCGAGAGATTAGTAGATAGAAATACCACAATAAAAACTATAAGACTGCTAGTAATTGGAACCTGATTATGGTGAACAAGCATGTGAATTAATTGCGAATAATACGGCAGGTTTGCTGCGCCACTGGGGGGAGAAATCTGATCCTCCGTAGCGAATGGCATGACAGCAAAAGAAAGTGTTACGTTCAATAGGGCCCCAATTATTGCGGCGGCCAAGGATATTTTAATAAATTCGGGTTTAGTTGAGAACATGTTTATATTAAGTAATATATTTAAAGTTTAAAAAAATAGATATTTAAATGAAAGGGAGAAAATACACAGAAAACAATGAATTAAAGAAAAAACTAACTGTTACTCCATTTATGCCGGGCTCCCCTGTACCAATAAAATATGCACTCTACAAAATAGACAATAATTTTATTTATACACCCAAGCATTTCTCGTCCGGGGGTACACTTATTGAAAATGATGTTAATTATTGCGATATTAAAATAAACGGGAAGCCCAGGTCTTATCAGGTTGACGCAATAGAGACTATACACAAAGAACTCACTATAAATGATTCGTGTTTGGCGTGTTTATATACGGGGTGGGGGAAAACATTCGCAGCACTTTACATAGCTTCTCTACTTGGTGTAAAAACACTTATTTTAGTTAACAAAGAAACCCTTCTAGAACAATGGAAAGAACAAATAATAAAATTTCTAGGAATAACCCCCGGTATAATACAAGGGAAAACATTTAATACATTGCCGGACATTTGTATCGGAATGATTCAAAGTATATCGATGAAAGATTACCCAAGTGATGCATTCGATAATTTTTCGTTTTCAATTTATGATGAAACTCATCATTACTGTTCTAAAGTATTTTCAAACGTATTCTATAAGATAGGTTCAAAATACAATTTAGGACTAACTGCAACAATTAAGAGAGCTGATAAACTTGAACATACTTTAAATTGGTTTTTGGGAGACATTGCTGTAAATATTGAACTACTTATCATAGAACCTAAGATAGATATCTATAAATTCTACGAGTACCCGGAAAACACTATTAAATACTTACCGAATGGAAAAGTTAATAGTGCGGCGAGTATAACTAATGTAACAGAAAATAATGACCGCGATATTTTTATATTAAGCTTGATAAGGGATTGTATTTCAAACGATAGAAAGATACTTGTATTATCTGATAGGAAAGCTCACTGCAATAAACTTATGAATGTATTAAATAGTGAAAATTACTCTGTCGGACTTTATTATGGAGGAATGAAAAAAGAGCAGTTACAACTGTCAAATACTCGTAAAATTATAATAGCAACTTATCAAATGGCGTCAGAGGGTTATGATAATCCTGATCTTGATACATTACTCCTTGCATCTCCAAAATGTAATATTGAACAGGCTATCGGGAGAATACTTAGAAAAAAAAATAAAAACACTCCTCTCGTCATAGACATAAATGATAGTATTAGTATATTCAATAATTGGAATAAAAAAAGACTATCATTTTATAAATTAAAAAAATTCATTGTAAAATCTAACGTATGTGAAGAAGAAACATGTGTATTAACGGACAATTATTTACTTCGCGATATTTAAATTTAATACATGTTTGGGATATCATCTTTAAAAAGCGGTTCAATATACCGAGTGTTAACATTGCGCCCGGAATATCTCGCAGAATTTTGTCCAAAAGGCCTCGTGAAATCGTTACCAGATGCTAATGTAGCGTTAGCGATTAATTCGCTTATCTGGTCTGAATGACCTGTGCTGAGCTCTTTCCACGACTTATTTGAACGAGCTCTCTTTGAAATTCTTTGAGCAGTTTTATTTTCTAAATCAGTTTTCATCTCGTGTTCTAATTCCTCTTCGGCTGCAGTGTCTATAAGTACGCCCCCGGCGGACATCCTGGGTTCAGTCGAGATTGTATTACCAATAACCGGGGGTTTGATAGGAGCTCCCATCGGTTCCTGACCTAAAACCGCTCCGGGGGCTTGCATCCCGACAAAGGCTCCAAAATCTGTAGCAGACTGCCCTCCTGGTCCTGTGATAGACCTTTCTTTCATGTAACTATTCCTGTGACTCTTCTTAAACATATACTCCCGGTGTTCGGCATTGCCATTTTCTCTTCTAGATATATTCATAACTTTCTCCGGTGCTAGTTTCCTCGTAGATTTTTTGTTCTTAATATACGTAAACCAGTAAACAGCTCCAAAAATTACAACGAACAGAAACACCCCGATCCCGATCCCTATGTAATTGAATCCTTTTTGCCCAATAGTCCTACCATCAGCCGTGGGTGTCTTTAATATATTACCCATCACCGCCTTCTTCGCCGCCGCCTTCGCAACCGAACCCGCCGCTAGCTTAGCCGCTGCCAATTTCGCCGCCCCTAATGCAGCTGGTGCAAACATGACCACCATTTTTTGTTATAATTAATTATAGCATAATATATTTTTTTAAAATTAAATCTAATATATCATTTCAGCATTTTTAAGCATTTTCATTTCCATGGTGTATTCTCTTATTTTCATATAAGTGTGAACTCCTAAAAGAAAAACTAATAGAACAACCGCCCTACAATTACCAGAGCTTACAAACGAATGTATTCTTTTCATCTTATTGTATATTATATACAATTTAATTTAATTTTATTTAATTTAATTGTATACAATAAGATGAAAAAGGTTTGGACCGAAGAGAAATTAAAACTTCTAATTCTAGCATTTTGCGTAACTGGAATATGGGATGTTGTCTTACGTTACATGGCAGACGGGAAAATAGCTTTTTTTGGAATAGAAAATATGAAATGGGTTACAGTACTGCGTGATTATTTTAAAAAACATACGGTTCTTGCAGCCGCTCTACTCGCAGCATTTGTAGGGGCTATTGCATATATATTGCAACAATATGCACTCGAGTATATTAATCCTAAAATGGACCCCAAGTTGTCCCTAGTACTTTTATTCTTTATATCTGCAATTGTCGGACTTGGCATGAAATATTCTGGCCTGTATCCAGTTTTATATGAACATTATTATAAACCACTCGGTGGTCCATACTCTTTTATAGCGGACGGGATGTCAGGGGTTGTTGTCGGTGTAACAATGGCGGTCATATTGCAAATTCCGAATATTAAAAACATTATATTATAATTAAATGACAGATATTGAAAATCTTATAAAAGATCTTAGACAAAACGAGTATTATTCTAAATTGATAAATATACTAGTTTTAAATGGACTCTTAGATATAGTTGAAGACGAATTTGAGGATGGAAAGATAGACTATTTACCACTCATACTCAATGTGATGACATTTTTACACACTAATAAAAAATTAATGAGTAATTTTACATCAGGAACGCTGGAAAAAATAATAATCCTGAGCGTATACGAGATTTTGACTAAAAAATTTAATACTCAATTAGACGAAAAACAATTAAATCTCGCTATTCAACTCCTTAAAAATACACAATTGTACAAAACAATGTATAAAAGAGTCAAAGACCTGGCATTAATATTGTATTATAAACTAAAATCTTTAAATTGCTATAAAGAACCTGTTATTATTTTGGAGCCAAACAGTATTTAAGAACCCCGAGATTTGCAACATTATACAAAACAGTTAATGGATAGTTAGATTTTAAGTAAATTTCAACTGTTCCGCACAAATTTGTAGATTTTGTAAATAATTGAATATATTTGATATTAAAAATACCCGAGTGTTCATTTACATTATTGGGTATTTTATCGTTAGTTTCGTTTATTGTAATGCTCTGCTCTGCAAAATCTCCCTTAGCCGTCATCGTCATATTATTTGAACTGGACTTTATTTCTATTTCTGTTGAAATGTTTGATAAATCTGATATATAAGTCTGAAAATCTGTAGACGGCATTGTTATATAAGAATCAAAATGAATATCTGGAATGCTGTATATTTTTTCATCCATGTCTAATAACTTTATCTTACTCCTGATTATGGCCCTCTTATCGCTATTTTGAGATGTTAGTACCATATTATTTGTATCATTTTGAAAAATTGTAAATGAGATAGTATCTGTGTTCTTAATACCTTTCAAAATTTTAAACACAGAGGCTAAATTTAATCCTATATTTATAGAATCCGTGCATATATATTCTTCAAATTTTTCTGAATGTAAGAATAGATTAACTATTGCAGTAGTTGTACCGTCTACTGCGGTCAATTTAATACCAGTTGAATCTGCTTTAAAATTTACGTCTGATAGAATATTTTTTAAAGACTCGAATAATACTCGAATCGCGTTAGTCTGGACAGTCTTAAAGTTGAATATAATAGCAGGTTGACTAGTTGCATCCATTATAATTAATCTGCTATTATATGTTTATATTGATTTTTTAATGTTTATAGCGTGGGGTTTACTTTAAGATTTCATGTTCATCCCTTGGGTCTACAGCGGCATGTCTTTTCCATACTAGTGATTCGCTCGGAAGATTTTTTGTAATTAGTTTTCGGACATTAAGGGGTGTTTTATTTGAAATCATTTTAAATGTACCCTCCTCAAAGTTAAACTCCTTAAATTTAGGGTGGTTTTTTAGTGCATCAGTTAATTTAACAGGTTCTTCCCTGTCTGAATAGAAATTACATAGAGGGCCGAGAAATGGTCTAACGTAATCTGTTACATCTATATCATTCATAAACATAATGTCTGGATAGTAAGGAAACGTCTCAGGTTCTACATTAAAACTGTAAATAGGGAATTGAATATCTAATGTACGTGTTACATATTGCATGAATTTACCGTTAAACATATATTTGATTAGAATATTATCGATTTTTTTAATTTCATCCATATCTTCAATGTCTTCGTCTGTAGTTTCTCCCAGTACTTCTTCAGTTCCGTCTTCGTAGTTAATAACGTAACACAATAATATATATTCATCATCTACCCTAGGTGCACTATATTCCATGGTTTTAGGTGAAGAAGTTTGGTATTCCGTAATAGCCTTAACAGTTTTAGTCGTTAACAGGGATAAAATCCATAGTGTAGAAAGTCCGAATAGAAACCACATTTGATAATATATATAAAGGTTCTTTAAATTTATTTATAAATGTCAGAAACAATTAATAAGAAACCGAGTAAATCTAAGAAAAATGTATTAAAAGATTTACCCCCGTTAGTTGAATCTGCCCCTAAAAAACGTGGAAGAAAGAAAAAATGGGAAACTACCCCATTTAAAAATAATTACATAGAAGATAATGAAGAGAAACATGTAGACACATCAGGTGAAAAAATTAATAACATGCAATACAAAACCAATAATCTTAAATTCGGGAACATGTTTATAGAGGTTCACGATAAAGAGGTTGTAGATACGTCTATATGCGATTTTTTTATTACTAATAAAAATACAGAGTGTGAAATAACTATATCAAGCGACGAAGAAGATTCATGTTATTATAAAGAGGATATGTCCAAAAAAGTAACTCTTTATAATACTAATAAAATAAAAGTTGTGAAAAAAGACTTAAAATGTTATAATTGTCATCACTGTTTTGAATGGAAACCATTTTATTTACCTATAGATTATTGTGAAAAACTTAAAAGATATAAATTGTTTGGCAATTTTTGTTCTCCTAATTGCGTTAAATCATATTCCTTAAACGATAAGATTTTTCAACACAAATCTTATATTATAGGTCAATTTTATAGAAAATTAATGGGATATGATTTTCAGATAAGGGCTGCTCCTAGTATTTTAAATTTAAAGGATTATGGCGGGGCTTTAACTATAGAGGAATTTAGAAAATCGTTCTATAATAATAGTAGATATACGTTAACTAATCTTAGTTCTAAGATAGTTTATTTTTAATTAAATAGTTTAAATGCGATAAGTGCCATAATCACTAATAAAATTAATAAATAATCTTCTAGTTTATCTAACCTCTTCATTATAATATCGTATCTAGCCTTGTTAATATTACCACTAAGGTTTTCGCCCTCTGTAGTGTCAACAGGTATATTCATAGGTATCGGAGGCGGCGGCGTCAGCGGCGACGGCGGCGGGGGCAGAGAGCTAAGTGGCGGCAAAATCATTTCATTTTCAATTTCATTTTCAATTTCGTTATTTTCGCGACCGGTGTAATAATTACTAAATCTCATACTTGCATTACTCGATATATCCGACAATGCTGCCAACATTGATAAATCCTGGGCCTCCGTGATAACTTCCTCTGGAATATAAGGATTTTTTCTAGAAACATTATTTACAGATTTTGAATAATATAATACCATTGTTATTTAAAATAAATATATATTTTTATTTTAAAATTAATGTAATGTAATGTAATGTAATGTAACGTAACGTAATGTAATGTAATTTAGATAGTGGAACCAACCGAAAGCATTGGATCGTTTACATATGTAGATACGGGCTGCGAAGCGAGGGGGTGTGTATGAGGAACACAGCACTTCTGTAGCTTCACCTCATCTGGGGCCGCACCTCTCATACCTTTCTCGTCACCGCACCACCCGCCGCCGCCGCATGTAACATGGCAACTACCGGTACGGTCAGTAGGACTAGCCTGTTTCGCTATAACATGTTTGGGTGGACACGCAGCGAACCTACCAACTAGAATGTGAGTGTCTTCATTTGGTTCCTTCATGGACATCGACATTCCAAATGTGTCTTCCAACATTGTCATCATAGTGTTTTTGGCGGACATGCGGGGCGACACGCCCGGGACGGGCGGGGAGGGACCCGCTGCGAGCGGTGTAGCGGGTTTGAGGGTCTGCTTATTTTTTTTCATAAGTAGGTATAATAAAACGCATATGGCGACGGCTCCCAAAATCTTTACGTTATCGTCTTTCATTTTATTTAATATAAATATATTTTTTTTTTAATTTAAAATATATTTATAAATTTATCGCTCTTTTACCTTTTTGGTTTATAGTTACTTCCCTAGATGTCTCAACTGTTCCAACCGAAGATACATCATCTGTTTTCTGGAAAAAATTGGATAAATTTAGAGACGGTCCCGATATTTCCTTACTAGATACGTTCGAAACCTGGGGAGGAGGTGGGTTTGCCATGGCAGATGATATATTCTTCATTATCTCAGATGATTGTGTATCATTTAACCCCTTTGGCATCGCAGAACTGAACATCGTCTTAGTTACATGGAACATAAATGCCCCGCCAACTAGCGTTACCAACAACTGTAACTCTGGTGGGAGATCTCCACGACTTTTATACTTTTCATGTAATTTAGCAAAAACAGTTTCATAATCGTCGATATTATCCATAACAGATTCGGACCAGCCATCTAATTTAGCCCCCAATGGGTCAAATCTTTTATTGGCAAACTCTAATCCGGTTACCGCAGCCATTAACATCTTTTGCTGCATCTTAATACTCATTTCAACTTCTGCAGAAGACTCGTGTAAGTTAAGTTCAAATTTTAACTCTTCTAATTTAGACGACATTGAGTATTTCTTAGTAAGTTCGATACCTTTCTTCTCAAGTGATACTAATTTCATAAGAATTTGCTGTTTTTCCTGTTTAGAACCCTTTTTTTTAGAGCTACCTTCTTCACTACTCTGGGATGAAGTGTCAGAATATTCGTCTGATCCAGATTCTTGGGATCCTTCGCTACCACTATCACTATCACTGTCGTCGGAATCTTGGATTTTCTTATCTTTTGTTTTTGAGTTATTAACGAAATTCTGATAATCATCTGGGTTAAATTTAGATTTAGACTTAAGACTACTAACTTTATTATTTTTATTCTCAGACTGCTGAGCCTCTATTGTGCTCCCAGACGATACAGAATCAACATCACTGTCTCTATTCTTTACTATATCAATATCTGTTATTTTAAGCGATTTATCTAATTTTACCGTAGGTCTAGCTGAAGTAGTATCGGTTACGATCTTAATACTCGGAACGTTCGCACTCATGTTATAATTAACCTTTTTATTTTTTTTATTTTCAGGAGAACGTGAAAATAAAAAATTTATCGGCCCATTTATTTTATTATTTTTTATTATGTCGTCCATTACATTTATAATGTATTAATTTTACTTTTAAATCAAGCAGTATAAAACTAAAATTAATACATTATAAATGTAATGGATAATATAATATATGGAGCAGGAATTCTTTTTTATTGTAAATCTTTAGATAATACGCCTTATTTTTTTTTAGGTAAAGATAGAGATCAAAAATGGTCTAATTTCGGGGGAAGATCAGAGTTATCAGACAGATCAGATCCAGAGAATACCGCAGCAAGAGAAACATGGGAAGAATCTCTTGGAGTAGTGGGTGAAATACATGACATTAAACGACTAATTCGGGGAAGTCGTTGTATACTATCTACAACCCCATCTGGTCACAGGTATTATATGTATATAGTAAAAATTCCGTTTACAACTATGTACCGCACTAATTTTTGTAATACCAAAAAGTTTTTATCAAATATACAGGTCGATAAAAAGTTTTTAGAAATCCTAGATGTAAAACTTATGTCATTAGAAACTATACAATATTCTATAGACATTACAAATAAGAAAACATTTGTTAAATTAAGATCTATATTTGAACAAACTTTTATAAATAATTTTGAAGAAATATGTACAATAGTAAAAAATAAATAAATTACGGCATATTGTAAACACGTATCACAGGCTGAACTATCGAGTGAACTGGCGTATAATTAGTAATTTCCCTATTACTCGATATTAAAGGATTCTTATCCAACTGTTTACTGGGTATTATTTCGTCTATTCCTCTTAACCCATTTATAATTTTCTTCTTTTCGCTCTCAACATGGGACCTTATAATTGTATTTTTAGGAATTACATTATTATATTGTTTATTGGGTTCATGAATAAACTTCGTCCCCATTGAATACCCCGGTATCCATCTTGTGTTTTCACTGTTTAAATGATCGTTTTTAATTTTCATTTGAACAGATGCCCCCGTTTTATCAATTTTAAACCCCCTATCCTTGTTTACCTGGTCTTTTATTAATTTTGACTTAGGAAGAGTTCTTACCTTCTGATGTACATCATCATATGTTACAATTGTTTTCCCTATGTTTTTTCTGATTAAATCTTTGTGTACTTTAGCCTCACCATATTGATATTCACTCCTCGAGTATTTAGTATCCTCTTGTTGCCATTCTGTAGGAATATAATCCGCCATTTATTATAATAATACATTTTTATTTGTTTTTATTATATTTAATCTAGAAATTTAGATGTTTGACTTATTAATTCACCATTAGGGTCTATATTTATATGTCTTGAACTAATATTATCCAAGTCTTTATCGGTCAGTGACGTATTTATATCTGGTTTAATTTTCAGGTCTGTGTATCTGCTTATAGCATTGTTATTTTTCTTCCCATATCTCTCATTTATTTTTCTTCTATCTGTATCATCTATAGACACTAATTGTTTATTCTCATTCGATGTTGCGTTTCTAATTATAGCAATTGCCTGGTTAATATCTTTATTACTCTGACTTCTTTCTAACTCTCCGTAAGTTTTATCTTTTCCAAGAAAAAACCCAACTGTTTGTTCTCCGGCCGAGGATTTTACCTGCGGTCCAACCATTTTATAATCATTATTTTTAATGTCTGTAGATGTTATTCCTTTCAATGAGTTTACATCTAATGGGTGATATACGTTATAAGGAAGCCCGGCATTAACAGTTTTATTATCAGGCCACTCTCTCTGAGACGACGCTCCGTGCCAAGCATATGGACGCTTGTTTCCTACTGAAGATAATTTTTCTAGATTCGTATCTATAAGTTTATCTCTTCCCGCGACCATCCCCTCATTTTTAAAGTCTCTTTTACCTTTTACCATGTTGCCTACAGCGTCGTATATATTATTATTCCCCGTTTTTTCGTCTACGAGTCTCGTGGCAACTTCGTCTGCGGATATTTCATTACTATCTAAATTTTCTCGTAGTTGTTTTTTATTGGTTTGGAACATCTTAGGAAGCATACGCATTTCTGGGTCGCTTAAATCTGGAGTTTTGTAAACATTAATGTATATTCCAATAAATGATAATAATAAAATAAATATTACTACTGGAAGCATTGTTATTTATAATTAAATATTTTAATTTGAATTAGAAATACAAATATTTAATTACACATTTTTACTTATTTCACTATTATATTTCTGCCCTACACGTTGGACATGTATTTGATCTTTCCGTGAGCCATTTTTTTATACACACCGAGCAATAAATATGCCCACA